GGTGCAAAGATGCCAACGTGCGCTATCGCTGGGATCTATACTGGACAGCAGTCTATCGTGGATTCTCGTTCAGCAAAGATACGTACAACGATGCGCACATTGACACAGCACTTCGTCATGCGGTCCCTTTACTAATCGATGTTATCTAATTAGGTAACAGCGCGGTAAGGTTCTACGGATTGTATAATAACTACATAGCAACGAAGGGACAATGATGACAACCACATTTTACTCAAAAATAGAAACTCGGCGGTGCTCGCATTGCGGGTATAAAGGCGAAGTTGAAGTGCCCAACGCGGGCTTATTCAAACGCAGCTCAGGCGCGCTAATCCAAGAGGCTTTCCCAGACCTCAGCAAAGAACTCCGGGAGCAGCTAATGACTGGCACTCACCCCGAGTGCTGGGCAGAGATGTTTGGATAGCTGCGGATTGTATAATTGTCTTATCAGCCAAAACAAAAGGACAACAATGAGAACAGTAAATGACATCATGGAAGAGATCGAAGTTGGGATCATGGACGCCCAGTCCGACTACCCACACCTTAGCCTTGAAGACCTCACAGGAGACGTGGTCCGCAGCATCGTTGTGGATTGCCACCCAGCTGTAGCCAGCGAAGTGCTACGGCGGTACGGTCTCTAGGGATTGTATAATAATCTTATGGAAACAACAAAGACAAAAGACATCAAACAAGTAGACCTCATCGTCCATACCTCATGCGGTATAGCGTTCGAAGTCACTGACGTACTGACTGGAGAGTCCCTCACGGAAGGACGAATCAATTGGTGCACAGACGAAGACATTGAAGAAGATGAAGAGATTGAGTCACGCGGTTGGAACCACTTTCGCAAAAAGATTGCCAAGCAAGGTTGGACAATCAGAGAAGAAGTCTGGTCGTAGCTCTAACTAAGGATTGTATAATGGTCTTATCAACACAACGACAAAAGGAAACACATGCTAAAAAGTAGACACATCAGAAACACACGAGCGGCCGAGCGTAGACTTTACGCAATCGTCGCAAAAGCAAATGAGCTAAAAGCAGAGTCAGAAGAAGTCCGTGAGTACCTGCGGGAAAACCATGAGTCAATTGAAGCAACATTGAAAGCGTTTGACGTAGCGGGTATTCGCTACTAAATGAAAGAGCTAATCAACGTTGGCGGAGGATTCGTTCGCTTGGACGCAGCGATGGCAGACGACATGTCTGTCGTCAATGCGGCCCGAGTGTCGTTTGCAAAGCAAAAGCAAGAGAACGAATGGATAGCAATGTCAGAGGTTGACAAAGGTCTTGTCAACTTTCTCATGCGGGAGCGTCATGGAACTCCGTTTGAGCACAACGCTTTTCGCTTCCATGTCAAGTGCCCGGTCTTTGTTGCTCGTGAGTGGTTTCGTCACCGTATTGGATCATTCAATGAGTTTAGCGCGCGGTACTCAGAAGTTCCAAATGAGTTCTTCGTGCCGGCTGAAAGTGATGTTAGGACGCAAGTCGGCAAGCCAGGCGCATATCGCTTTGAGCCTGTAGATGCTGAATTGTCTCGTGAGACTGTAGAACTCATTCAAAAAAACAATGAGCAAGCGTACGAAGCGTACCAGCACATGATAGTTCGTGGCGTAGCAAAAGAACTTGCTCGAGCGGTTCTACCTGTCTCAATGTATACACAATTCTATTGGACAGTAAATGCGCGCTCGCTCATGAACTTTTTGTCGCTGAGACAGCACGAGTCCGCGCAACGCGATATTCGTGAGTACGCTAATGCGGTGTGCGAACTTGCGTCGCCTGTGATGCCGGTTACGTTTGCGGCGTGGGAACAAAACGCTCGTATCGCGCCGTAAACTCAGGATTGTATAATGATACTATGAACAACGCGGACCTAGACAAAGCAATTGACTTCGCGGAGGGATACCAGAATACGTATCCTTTCTGCAAAAAGATGGCAATTCACTTCAATCGACTTGGGTACCTTACAAGCAGCCAGGTTCAGACCCTACTTTCAATCAAAAAGGAACATGGGCTAAAAGCTCGGTTCTAGCTTCTTGGGATGATAAAGTAGCTAATAACAACATGGAAGGAAACCAAAATGGAATTTGTAGTATCATTTGATAACACAGTGGCATCAGTGGCATGGGCTTTGACAGTCTTCTTGCTTGGTGGAATGGCAATTAGCAAGCGTCGGACAAAATAGCATGGAAGCATTAGAGATAAGCACGGCTGCAAAGCTCGCGCTCGCGACGCTTCCAGCAGTGGCCTTCGTATTAGTTATGCGCGGCTATGGCACTCTCGCAGAGTGCTCTTTGCAAAAGAAAGCAGAACTCGCTGGCAGTAAGCATCGCCACCCGACTAATGCAAATTACAAGGCTGGCTAATTTTCTAGGGATGTTATTATAATCCTGTCAACCTTTACGGTAAGACAACAACAACGACAAACGACAAAGGACTAAGCTATGGGAATGGATGTGTACGGAAGAAATGCTACGTCAGAAAAAGGCGAGTACTTTCGCAATAATGTTTGGTGGTGGAGACCACTGTGGAACTACTGTCTTGAAGTAGCTCCGGCACTATGCGGTGAAGTCGATGGCGACACTAATGGTGGCGATGGATTAGACGAAGATGGCGCACAAGAACTCAGCGCTATTCTAAAAGAGTGCCTTGCAACTGGGCACACCTTTGAATACGAAGACAAATACAACAAACACATCGCGGAGTTGCCACAAACAGACTGCGCGTATTGCGGTACGACTGGGATCCGCACTGACAAAGTAGGCGAAGAATTTGGAATGCCTGCTAAGCAACTGGAAGAAGCGCTTGCCGTCTTACTTGGCCGCACGCACGGCACTTGCAATGGTTGCGGTGGCGAAGGCAAGGTTGCTTCGTGGGAAGCTTCGTATCCATTCTCAGCAGAGAACGTTGAAGAGTTCGCAGAGTTTCTTGCGCAAAGCGGTGGCTTCTCAATTTGCTGATCTAATGTCCCGACCTCGATAAGTTCTTACTGTGATAAGACTCGAGGTTGGACTTACAATCTAAGGATTGTATAATAGTACTATCAACAACAACAGGAGGACACGCTGTGGCACATTACGTAGACACGGTTCTTGAAGGACTCAAGGAGATTGGTCATACGGCCAAGAAACTGGGCATCGAGAAAGTAGCAGAAGCTGCAGGGATCAAACCGAGAATGGTAAAGAAGTTCACGGTTGACCCGATGACATGCAACAATGCGGACATCAGAAAGATCACAGCCGCCGTCAAAGAACTAACAGAGGACAAACCAGAATGACATCAGCAGAAGAAACAGTCATACGCCACATATCGCTCGGGGTATACGACAGTACGTTAGCGGACATAGAGAAAGCTCTAACAGAGCGACTCCGAGTCACGCGGCAGTCAAGAACTATCAAAGACTATGGCGTAGGCGACAAGGTCGTATTCAATAGCCTATGCGGTACACAGTACTTACAAGGAGCCACAGGGGTAGTTGTAGGCTTGAAGCAGAAAAAGTTGCTGGTCAAATTGGACAATCCAGTAGGACGATTTGTCCGCTATTCGTCAGATGGGAAAGTAGAGTCGTCGAGTATCAGTGTACCGACAAGCATCGTTGACATAGTAAGGTAGTACTCAATGACAACCATAGTGTGCGTACAAGGACCTAAGTGGGCAGTAGTCGGCTACGACTCTCAAGTGACAGAAGAAGATGGTCGTCGCTACACGATGGCACGCGGTTCAACAAAGGTCGCAAGGAATGGCGAGTTTCTTCTCGGTGCTGCGGGTGATGTGCGAGCAATCAACATCCTTACGCACGCATTCTTTCCACCACAAGTCGGTGACTTAGTTGGAGTGCGGCTAGACAAATACATGACTAGCAAATTCATTCCTTCATTGCGGACGTGCTTTGAAGCTCAAGGCTACGCAGCGTCAGGTAAAGACGAGCAAGCACAGTACGGATCAGATGTTCTTGCGGTAGTCAATGGAACTGTCTACGTCATTGGTGACGACTACTCGTGGGTACGAGATGCTGCGGGTGTGTACGCGCTGGGAACTGGCGGCGACTACGCATTAGGCAGTCTGCATTCGTTCGGATTGCCAAAGCTCATGACAAAAGTGTCTGCGGCTCAAGATGCGGTGCGGCAATCTTTACAAATTGCTGCAAAACTAGATCCCGGGTCAGGACCACCTTTCCATATTGTAAGCCAACTTGCTCCAAAATAGACGCAAACGAAAGAAGAATAGACATGAACGACGAAAATGACCTGATGAGTTGGAGAGACAAAGCTGCATGCATTGGTCGCCAAGAACTATTCTTTGAAGATCACAAAAGTACTACGGTGCGAAAGGCAAAAAGCGTATGCGCTACCTGTGCGGTGATTGACAACTGTAGAGAGTACGCACTCGTCCATACTGAGTTTGGAGTCTGGGGCGGAATGACTGCAAACGAAAGGCGACGTATGTTGCGGGTACGCCGTAGGCAGCAAAAGTAGAATGAAATACTCAATAGCTCCGTTGACTTGTAGTATCGTGTATGACTTAGGACAATATGTACGGAGGAAGCAATGTCAGAAAACTCAGAGAAGCGTAAGCCACAAAAGTGGAAGTGCCCTAAATGCGACAACACTATGATCACTTTTGTCGGCCTTAGTGAGAACCCTACTTGCCGCAATCCTTCTGCGCACTCAACTACGACCGTAGAAATGGAAGAAACTAAATGATCTTTCTCGTACTTGCTTTCTTGTTTACGTTTGCGGCAATGTCAGTTCGCCTCGCTCGTAAAGAGAAGGTGCACGGTACGGCTCTTCTTGGGGTAGTCAGTCCTCAAAAAGATATTGACAAAAAATTGTAGTACTTATGTACTTTTCAGTATCTACGAAGTAGTATAAGACCAATGACACACATGGATGCAGCAGCCTATGCGGTTCTCGATGAAGCAAAAGCGCTTATTGAAGAAGCAAGAAAGCAGCTTTCACTGATGCCAGAAGAAATACAAACAAAAACTACACTACGAAGGAGACAAACAAACATGTCAGAACTTACAGCACAGCGTGCGGGCGAACTCTACGCTCAAGGGCAATCAGTTATTGAAGTAGCTCGAGCACATGGACTCTCGTACAGCCAGACTCGTAAGCTCATCGGAGCAAGCGGTACACCAATTCGCGATGCATCTGGTCGTCTCAAAGGACGTACCCGTAAGGCAACAGCGTAACTATGCCAACTTGGTTCTCGCAATTGCGGAACTTAGTATGGACATCTGTTCTTGCGGTGATCATGGGTTTAGCATCTGTGGTCACCGCAATTGCGGGTGGAAGTATTGAGGTAGTCGTTAGTCTCGCCTTGTTTGGAGCAATACTAAGCACCCTGTCCTCTAAGGTGCGCTAACACTCGGGAATGTATAGTAGTAGTTATACAACAGAGGAGTAAACATGGAACCAGAAGTATTCAAAGTAACAGTGACCAATAGCGATGGAGACGACATCGTCGCCTACGTCACCCCCGTACAGAAGCAAGCCTATGTTCGCTCGATGACAGAAGAGTACGGTCCTGCCGTAGTTGAGCCGATGATGATTGCGGACCTTCCTGAAGGCATAGAACTCTGATGGTCTGGCTAGAGCACTTGCGTATTGCGGGTGGGCCAACAACAATTGAAGACGACAAGCGCGAACTGCGCAAAGTCGCAAAGATCGATGCCGACTGTAATGAACGCTTTATGCGGGACTTACTTGGTGACGACGAGTACGAAGACTGGGACAACTAGTCTTCGCATTCAATACTAAATGACAAAACGACAAATAAGGAGATAACATATGTGGGTATTTACCCAAGACGGATTCGTAAGCGTGGTGGACAACCATCAACGCAAGGGATTCCTTACAGCACGATCACGTGATCGTCAATCGCTAATCGCTCTTTCAGAGATTGCAAGCTGCGAAATTGAGTTCACACCTATGCGGGACTATCAGTACCGTACTTTCGTAACTCGAGATCAGTATTCAGAATGGCTTGCATTGCAATCAGAAATGCTGAACTACGGCAACTTCAAAGATCAAGTGCATAAGACACTTGGCGACACGTACTACCATGCATGCGGTGAAGTATGGCACGCAATGAACATGGTTCAAGATGACGAAGCCGCGCAGTGGACTAGAGATCGCTACGCTGCGAAAGCGTAACGCAATGGACTCGCACGATCAAGCAACACTAATACTTTGCGTTGCTTTGGCCTGCTGCGTTGCGGTGCTTCTATGCCTGTGACTCAGAGTTTCACATCTATTCTGAAGTCGGAATGGATGTGAAATGACTGCCAATCGACTCAAGTATGAGTGCGCCGCATGCGGTGAGATGTTTGCGAAGACTTATGAGCACATGAGCCATTACATGGAGAAGCACGACGAAGGCTACATACCTCGTGGGCAGCGTCGCTTGCGTAAGGTTGCGTGCCGGAGCTGCGTCAAAGAAATGCCAGTCCCAAACTTAGAAGCTGGCGAGTGGTGGCGTTGTGAGTGCGGCTTTGAGCTTCCACGATCTTGAGGTAGCGGTTAGCTCGGGGCTAAAACTCGGGATGATAAAGTGTATCTATCAGCAAATGCTGGTAACGACAAAAGGATGATCATGGAAACTATTACAATGAAGGGAGCCGTAGTTGCGGTTCTCACGCTCGGAAGCACTGTGCAAATCTGGGTGGCTTCGCCAACCGGTGACTCATCAGACTCACACATCTTTGAGATGCCAACAACGTCTGACTCACACGCACACGTCATTGCAAATATGTGGCGCAAAGCCTGGAATCTTCCAGCAGCTGACGCTCCTCTCGAGTTCTAATTTATAGTGGCCGAGTAACGCCGCAATACCTCATCGCGCTGAGCGGTGTCAAAGTTACTCACTCAGCTAATATCTGCTCGCCCAGCTCGAGTTCTTCGTCGTACTTGGGCTGGCTGCTGAGCTAAAGTCAGGGGCTCGCAAGGACCTCCACCTTGCGGGCCTCACGACTTCTCACCTTGTACGTCAAAAAACTCAGGATGGTACAATGTTCTTACCAACAAGGAAAGGACGAATGACATGCAGATTACAGAAGACAACTACAACGACATCCAGTATGTGACAGCTCATGACGACTGCGGTACATGCCGCGGACACCTAGAGTTCGCACTCGCAAACTTCAAGCGCACACCATCGATTGAATCGATGACTGGGGACAATGACTGCTTCGGTAAGGTCTACATCGCGTAGGCCTTATCGCGGTCATTATCTAAGGATTGTATAATTGGCTACATGACAACCTACATAGTTACCATCACACCTAACAATCCACAAACCATAATCAGCGGCGATCCGTATACTGCGTACGAAATAGCGTACACTAACGATCCAGCCCCGATCAATCCAAAAACTTTCGACATCGAAAATTACGTCAAACTCGCATAACACTCAAACCGCAAGGGCGACGGCGATTGCAACTCGCCGCCGCCATACGGCGATCAAAAACTGAGGATGATAAAGTGTACATATCAGCTAGGCACTCCGCCTGACTGAACGACGAAGGGACAAATAATGGAAACACTACTCAACAAGCCAGTGATTGGCGAAGGAGCTACGGTCAGCTACTGCGCTGACTCGCACGCAATGACAATCATCGCGGTCAGCGATAACGGCAAGACAGTTACCGTTCAGCGGGATTCCGTCAAGCCAGCAGATCACGCAAACATCTACCGTGGCGCCAACTACAACAACATCTGGGTGACCACACCAGACCCAGCCGGAGCGACAATGGTCTTCACCCTCCGCCAGAATGGCAAGTACGTGGCGCAAGGTGAGCCAATGCGGTCAGGGACTAAGCTCCACATCGGCAGCCGCCACGAATACTACAGCTACGAGTTCTAAGTAAGGACTCAGGGGCCAGGCTCGAGAGGGCCTGGCTCCCCCTCCCGGGGGGAATCTAGGGATGATAAATTGATCTCATCAGCAAGGCGCTGGTAACGACGAAGGGACAAATACAATGAATAAGAAATGGGCACTCCTCAAGGGATCAGATATCGGACCAATGGGCCGAGGACAATCCGGCAAAAAGAAGATCTACGAGGTCACGGTGACAGACACCACACTCCACTGCTCGTGGGGAATGGCCGAGAAGACCAACCGCCAGTCAAGCACGCAGGTGTTCCGCACCAGCCAGCAAGCACTCGCAGCCGGGTACGCCAAGGTCAACAGCAAGATGGACCGCGGGTACGCAGTAGCCTACTCGGTCTGACCAGACCTCAACCCAAGGCCTCACCTCAGCAGCAAAGCTGGGGTGGGGCTCAGAGGCGCTCAGAAGCCCTGAGTGCCCTTGCGGTATCCACATCAGGTATTTAGGTAGCACGAGCACAGACCAAGTTCTAGGGCCTCTGGCAACACTCCAAAGCGAGGTGCCTTGCGGGCTAAGGTCCCAGGGCACAGTTCTAGGGATGATAAAGTACTACTATCAGCCAAACCGACTGGTAACGACGAAAGAAGACAAAATGACCACATACACAGTAATGATCGCCGATGGCGGTGGAAGCGAAGTTTACATCTCGGGCGTCACGCTCGAGCACGCCGAGACTCTTGTCGCGACGAACAAGCTTCAGAATGAAGTGAAGTACACAGGCAGCGTCCTGTACATCCGCGGACTCAAGAAATAACCGACGAAAGGAAACAACATGACAACATACGCACCACCATCAGAGAAGCAAGTGGCTTTCCTCAAGTCACTGCTCGGCACCCGTGAGGTTGACGAAGCGGTGAAGAGTGATTTGCTCGAGCAGTTAGAACTTGACGTCCTTGAGAAGCGCATCGCAAGTGAAGCGATTGACTCGCTACTCAAGTTGCCGAAGTTGCCGAAGTCAACCACGCCGTCGCCGTTCCAAGAACTACTGCGGAGCATTCCAAAGTCGCGGTACGCAATTCCGGTTGATGAACTCGAGTTGACAGATGCGACAGACTCCTTCACAGGCGACTTAGTATTTGTTGAACTCAAGGAGTACATGCAGACAATGTACATGCGCCAGTTACACGGTGCCCCAGGTGGCTTCAGTCGCTCGAAGCTCACAATAGAATCCGTGAAGGCGATCATCGCAATTGTTGCGACTGACCCATACAAGTACACTCGCATCTTCGGTGAGCACTACACATGTTGCGGGTCATGTGGAGCAGAGTTGACTGACACCAAGTCACGTGAACTCATGCTTGGACCGGAGTGCCGCAAGAAGTTTGGGAGGTAGGAACATGAGCACATATTCAATCACGCGCGCAATTGACAAGGCCATACTTCAATTTTGGTACTTGCGGGTGTCTATCCGAGTCGGACTTGTTGTTGCAGGTCTTGCAACGTTCATCGCGGTCATCGTATGGCAAGGCAATGACGACAGCAAGTACCACTGTGACAATGGTGGCTTGGCAGTTGTCATTCATGAAGGCGACACACTTTGGGACATCGCCAAGCAGTACTGCACAGGCAGCACCGTGACAGCGGTTGACGACTTGTACAAGATATACGGTTCCACCCTGTACCCAGGTCAGATCATTCATTTGACATCAACCGACTGACGCGGTCAACATACATGGCCTGACTCGTGTAGAATAAGTTCATGGCCAAAAGCATAATGGAGCAACTCGCACTGCTTCCTGTCGATGAACAACGAGTGATACTCGATGGCATGGACATGGAACAATTGATGTGGGACTGGAGAGCATGGGCTCGCCCTGAGCAACTGCCACCGTCGGGAGACGATTGGGCAATCTGGTTGTACCTTGCGGGACGTGGCGCTGGCAAAACTCGAAGTGCTGCTGAATGGGTGCGTGACATGGCGAAGCGAACTGACAAAGGTCAATTGCGCTTTGCACTCGTTGCTCGTACTGCGGCTGACGTTCGTGACGTCATCGTTGAAGGTGAGTCAGGTATCATCTCTGTTTCACCACCGAGCGAGCGTCCACTGTATGAGCCGTCAAAGCGACGACTCACTTGGCCGAACGGCAACACTGCAACATGCTTCACTGCTGATGAGCCTGACGGACTTCGTGGTCCGCAATTCCACTATGCTTGGGCTGACGAGATTGCTGCGTGGCGTCAATCACCTGATGCTGCGGGTATGACATCGTGGGACAACTTGCGTGTTGCTTGCCGTCTTGGTTCCTCACCTCAGATTATCTGCACCACCACACCAAAGCGAGTACCGATGCTGTACGCCCTGCTCACTGAAGCAGAGAAGACAGGCCGCGTAGTGGTGTCACGTGGTTCAACACTTGACAATGCGGGTAACCTCTCAGCAACGTACCTCGATGCAATCACAGGCGTGTACGCAGGTACTCGCCTTGCTGCACAGGAATTGTTTGGTGAGATGCTGAGTGATGTTGAAGGCGCACTCTGGACAATTGAATTGCTTGAACGCTCACGTGAGACTGCATTCCCAGTCGGCGCGCAACTTCGCTGCGTGGGTGTTGACCCATCAGTTGCTGAGAACCCACGTGACGAATGCGGGATTGTGGTATGCGCATCGAGTGGTGAGCGCGATCTATACAAGAGGCACGCTTGGGTACTTGAGGACGCATCAATCCATGGCTCACCTGAGCAGTGGGCGAACAAGGTAGTTGACATGGCTCGCAAGTACTCATGCCCAGTCGTGGCTGAAGTCAACCAAGGTGGTGCGCTCGTTACTAATGCGATCCTCGCGATTGACCCATCAATCAAAGTACTCGAGGTGCATTCAAAGTTCGGTAAAGCATTGCGGGCTGAGCCTGTGACACTCGCTTATGAACAGGGACGCATCCACCACGTCAACTACCTGCCTGACCTTGAGTCACAGATGTGTTCATGGATTCCCGGTGAAGGTAAGTCACCTGACAGAGTCGACGCACTCGTGCACGCTCTCACAGCACTCGTGATCAAGCCACCGCCTGGTTTCGTAGGCGGTACGATCACAGCACGGTCGCCATCATCGAAGCGCATTGCAAGTTTGCGGGACAGCGTGCTCGGTGGAGGCAGAGGTGGTGCAAGAGTGTTCATACCTCGTACCAAGTAATCACGTATGCGGTGAGAGTATATGATGAAGCAATGAACACTGACAACACTCATGAACACGATGCGCCTGTGGCAGTCGAGGTACCAGAAGTAATTGCTGTACCAGAAGTAATCGCCGAAGTAGAAGTACTCGCCGAAGTAGAAGCACCTGCGGTACTCAATGTACCTGCTGAGCCACAAGCATCTGCGCCACTTGACAAGTTTGAACTACCATCGCCAGCACCTGATGCTTTCGTAAAGCGTGCAGGTGTAGTCGTTACCGGAGGTGCAACAGACTCCGTGTATCTTGACAAGTGCGTGTTCAAGAATACGGGTGCTCGCAAATCACTCTCAGTTCATCACCTTCAACGTCGCCTCGTCGAGTTGGGTTACCACAACGCACTCGGAGATCCTGACGGCTGGTACGGTGACGATACTCGTGCTTGCGTTCATGCATTTCAGAAAGACAGCAACATTGATGGCGATGGCATTATGGATGCCACCACACTTGAAGCGTTGTTTGCTCGAGATCCACACGTGACCGTCGTACTCGTCAACTAATACTCTTGCGGGTGGGCCTCGCTCGCCTCACCACACTCGCCACACCTACTCGCCACGGTGAGTGCACGGTAAATGTATGCGCGGTTCATTGCGCGGTTCATTGTGAAGCACCTCACTCAGGCGCACGCCTTTCGTTTCAACTTTGCGATTGCGCACCTCACCCAACACGTGTGGCCACTCGCAATGCCATGCGGGTGACCTTTATGAACACGCCTTCACATGCGGGCACACCTCACTCGCCATGCGGTGCACCTCATCACGTGCGCCTCACGCCTTCACGTGTACCTCACGTGTACCCCATCACGTGTACCCCATCACACCTCATGCACGCCTCGTAGGCACCTCACCTGTGCACCAAACACGCGCACCACTGCCACACGCCTTCACGCCTCACTGGCACCCTCCGCGAGTGCCAAACACGTGTTCATGATGCCCACTTTTGGCCCTCTTCTGGGGGCCTCTCAGGGCCTCTCAGAAGGCCTCATTTTGACCTCACTTTTGGCCCTTGCTTTTGACGAAACCCTTGCAATCATTGGACATTAGACAGCCATATAACATAAGGGTTTGACGACTGCCTGTCATCAAACCATTGCAATCATTGGACCTTAGAAAGCCTTATGTTACAAGGGTTTGATGAAGGCACACCATGAAACCCTTGCTATCATTGGACATTAGAAAGCCTTATAGAGTAAGGCTTTGATGATGACACCTCGTCAAACCATTGCAATCATTGGACATTAGAAGACCAATGATACCAACGGTTTCATGGCACCTTGCCCTCTAACCATTGCAATCATTGGCTTTCAGAAACCGTTATAACATAAGGGTTTCATGGAAACCAATCCCGAGTGGACGCTCTATAACCGCTGCCCTCTCGCAGGCTAAAACCATTAACCATAATGTACTATTTCTCTAGCTGTACAAATTCCCCAAAGCCTTTTTATCCTTAAGGTACAAATTCCTCTGTTGTACACAAGTTTTCCGCTGCGGCTATGATACGTTGAAGACATGGCCAAGCAAGTTCTTCCACATTCTGAGCGTGAGTTTCTCGCCGTCCTTAATGGTAATGAATTAAAAGCGCGAGTAAAGGCGCTTTCAAGTGCGGGTTGGTCACTTGGTGCGATTGCCGATGCGTTCACTCCTCCCAAGCAACGTTCATCCATCCGTGTATGGGCCACTGGCAATACGCAAACACGTCCCGACCATCCACCTATTCCCTCAATCTCTTCCCCTTCTTCTCCGAGATCACGTTCTATCTTACCCGCAGCGGAAAAATCCGCCTCGGCGCATAAGCACAAGCGCGTCCGCCGTGCATACGATCCGACCAGTCCTTTGCTTACTCACGCCAAGCAACAACAAATACAAAAGCTCTCACCACTTGCGAGACAGTATAGAGCTCGAGCAAATCCAAATGGCGTCTACGCAAAGGCAAACGTTGAACTTACAGAACTATGTAAGGATCTATACTTCAAGCAAAATGTCTCTGTCCGAGAGCTTTCCGACGCCGCAGGTGTTACCTACAGGGCGATGGCTCGAAGAATTGGCGTAGGAAAGTAGCTAATGCAAATAAAATACGATGTCTTTCCTGCACAGGTTCTAGTTTGCCCGGCGCCTGAAGATAACCAATATGAAGCCTATAGCGCTCTTACCGTTCTTGACGGCAAGCAGATTGCACACTCGCGGAAAGTTGAAGCCGTACGAGTAGTGCTGTACGGCGGCAATGTTTTGATAGCAGGCGATGGTCAAAACGGACCGATGCTTATCTTTAAAGAAGGCTATAACGAAGAAACCCTAGACTTGACAACAGAACGGAACAAAGGAACGTCTCGCCTAGTAACCACATCTGGAAAAGTAGTAATCTTCAGCAAAGACAACAACTGCGGCTGCGGCAGTATGCTGCGCGCATGGAATCCGTACGGAACCCTGTACTCAGTGAAGGACCCAACAGGAACAGAATGACTCGTATAATAGACTACACAATCATGGCTTTGGCCATTTACCGAATCACAAGACTTGCCACAACTGACGTTGTCTTTAATAAGTATCGCAATCGTATTTGGAAAAAGTATCCAGCTTCCGAAGGCGGTTTGGGATACTTAATTACCTGCCCGTGGTGCGTCAGCATCTGGGTATCATTGCCTGCTGTAGTTATGTATAGAATAAACACTGACTGGACAGTTGTTGTATTAAGCATCTTTGCTTTTTCAACTATCGTCGGGTTTCTTAACCGCGTTGATTGACATACAAACACACTAAGCGTGTTAGTATGCCTTAGTCAACTCCGTTGTAACGACTATAGGAGATAACGTGGGCGTTTTCCGCCGAGATTTTATTGAGCCAACACGCAGGACTGGCAAGCCTGTAGCACGATCATCCGCGCAGCCGACCTTTCCTTCTTCCCCAGGATATTCTGTAGCACAGTCAGCACCATACTCAGCGCCACGAGCTTTGACAGCAGCGGCCGCACAGGTACGAGTCAATGACAAAGGCGAAGCCGAACAGTTTAAGAACCGTCGTGCCGCAAGCTCGTCTGCTTGGCAGTCAGAGGCTTGGGAATACTACGATGCCATTGGCGAAGTCAAGTACGCCTTTAACTTAGTTGCGTCAGTTGTTTCACGTATTCGTATTTATCCAGCAGTAATTGAAAACCAAGCTGAAACTCCAGTGTCGGTACGTAGCTCTTCTCAGATTGACCAGCGCTTAGCTGCAGCAGCCGAGCGCGCGCTTCTTCGTCTTGACTCAGCGTACGGTGGCCAAGCAGGATTGCTTCGAGATGCCGCGCTCAATATAAGCGTCACCGGCGAATGCTACTTAGTGCAAATGCCTGCGCAAATCGGATCTCAAATTCCTGAGTCGTGGGATATTCGCTCAGTTGATGAAGTACAAGTTGATGCAAAAAATACTTATGGAATTGTCGGTCGTAGGGACTTGCTCACTGGGAGTAACAACAGCGGTGGCGGAAATCGCAACAAGGGAATAGTTGCGCTGCCATCGACTTCGTTTGTTGGTCGCATCTGGCGCGCGCATCCACGATTTTCTGAAGAAGCCGACTCGTCACTTCGAGGACTGCTTGATCTTTGCGCAGAATTGTTGCTATTAAATAGAACGTTCCGTGCCACAGCTCGCTCACGCTTAAACGCTGGTGCGTTGTACCTTCCTGACGGACTCAGTGTTGCGGCATCTGCTGATCCTGATTATCCGTATGATGACGAGAACAATATGAATCCAGGTATCACGGCTGAAGAAGCTGGCGACGAGTTTGAAGATCAACTCATTGATGCGATGACAACGCCAATTCGTGATGAAGATTCTGCATCAGCAGTTGTTCCTTTGATTATCCGTGGTCCTGCTGAGCTTGGCGACAAGATTAAGCAATTCAAGTTTGAGCGCTCGTTTGACCCGGCGCTTGCGCAACGAGCTGATCGCGTCTTAGACAGAATTCTTCAAGGACTTGACGTTCCAAAAGATATCGTCACTGGTCTTGCGAATGTTCGCTATTCAAATGCATTGCAAATTGACGAGTCACTGTACAAAGCACATATTGAACCGTTAATGCTACTTATCGCTGACGCACTTACAGTTGTTTACCTTCGTCCGTACCTTATTGCTAACGGTTTTGATGAAGGCGACGTAAGGCGTATCACCGTATGGTACGACCCAAGCGCCGTCGCAACTCGTAATGACAGAGCAGCTGACGCTGACTCCGGCTTTGATAGAAAAGCTATTTCGTTTGATACATGGAGGCGTGCACACGGTTTCAGCGAAGCAGATGCGCCGACACCGGATGAAGTCGCACTTCGTATGTTGTTTGAAAAAGGAAGCATTTCTCCAGAACTTACTGAGTCAATGATTGGCGCGTTCGCTCCAGAGATCATAAAAGCTACTAGAGCAGCTCAACAAGCTTCAAGCGTAGCTCCAATGCCCGCCAACATAATGGACATGTTGCAAGGTGGACAGCCAAGCGCCGCACCACCGCCAGAGCAACCTACACAAGGACCTCCACCAGAGACGTTAGCAGAACCGCAAGTGGCCGTGGACTTAGGTCCTCAAGCGCCACCGCAGTAACATCGCGTAGGAGAACTAAGTGAACACGAACTGTCAGTCATGTGACATAGCATGCGTTTGCACAGCAGGTGCATGTGTTTGTATGCCAGAATGCACGTGCGGTTGCCGCGACGTGACTGGCGTGATTGTAATAACTGACGCCGCTGACGGATACACAAATGGTGGAATGCGTAGTGGCAAATACGTCATACCAGAAGAGAGCGAACTTGCAGATGCTCTCATTGAGATAACGCAAAGGTACGGCAAGTTCAATAGCGATGACACTGGTGTCTGGGCTGGATACACGCCAGGCGCGCAAAACGAATTAGCCAGCATCGGCGTTAAGTGCGGCAACTGCATTCTATATGAAGGCGGCACTTCTTGTAAAATAATTGAAGCGCAAGTCGAGCCAGACGGGTATTGCCGTTTTGCGCTTATCCCAGATGGGACGGTAACCGCTGCAGCGTCTAAGCCCGCACCGAAAAAAGATCGCATACGTGGATCAGATACAAATAAAAAAGGATCTGCATCTGGCGGTAAAAAAATAGTTTTTTCTGACAAAGTAGAAAAGGCTTTATCAAACAAAGTAGAAGAGCATAATAAAAAAGCGTCTGAAGGAAGAAAAGCTACTCTTTCAATGCTCAAGGCAGTTTATCGCCGAGGCGCCGGTGCATTTTCAAGTTCGCACAGGCCAGGAGTTGGCCGTGACCAATGGGCAATGGCTCGCGTTAATGCGTATCTTCGTCTGCTAAGGACTGGCCGACCAGCCAATCCAAACTACAAACAAGATAATGACCTTCTTCCTGCTAAGCATCCTAAGTCGTCGAGAAAAGATTTAGCGATTACAGCATCGGCAGCTGCAAGTGCTGAATTGATTGTTCACATAGAAAGTAAAGATGCGTACATGTCACCTGAGCATGCGATATTGCGCTTTACAGAATTCTCAGGACTAAACTACGACTCAGTTCCTATTTTTCGCGCAGCTTGGATGCGCGCTGTAGCTGCTAATGAAGATCCGTACGAAAGAACATCACAGTTGGCAATAACAATGTACAATAGTAAAGACGCAGATCTGCTACCACGCAAAAAGACAGGCGATAAAAAATGAGCAACTTGCATAATGGATCTAAATTACGCAAAAAAGATGTACACAGCATTCGTGAGGCAATTCTCTCGATGGTACAAGAAGCGAACCTTCGCACTCTTCCTGAGCGTAGGGTGTCTGACAAAGCGGCTATCACTGTTGCTAACAGGGATCTTGAAAAGACAAAAAACGCAAGTGTAGCAAAGCGCGAGTTTTCCGCGCTTCGAGCAGTTGGCTCGTTTATCTCTCTTGCAACGATTAACAAGGTAACTGAAGCATCGCTGCAAAATAGTGATCTATTGGCTATCGGACATCCTTTCTCAACAAAAGCACACAGCATGACCGCAGCTTCGCTGCGCAACGAGCGCGCTAAGTGGATTGCAGCTGACGAATACATCGACAGCTCAATACGCTCTTTGGTTATTAAAGCTCATGGATATGAAGAAAATTCAATGGAGCGAGCACATGCTTTTGCACGACTCGCTGCAATGGGACCAGGATTCGTGCCAATCACTGCATCGATTGATCTCAATACTGCTACATCCGCGTACACCGAGTTCGTATTTGGCCTTGGCCTTGGCGGCAACTCAGATATGGCTAGAAGGCTTAGGGCGAAAATGCAACGCCGTGACCGCCTTGGACGTTTTGCATTTATGGGCGGTGGATTCTCGTTTAGCTTCCGCAGCAAAGATGGCAGGTTTAGCAAAGTATCTGGCCGTGTAGTTGGCGCATCTGGCGATCAAGATAGCATCGACATTGAAGTAAAGAATCATCCAAGACTCGCTGACGGTATTTATGCTATGCCGTCATCTAGAGGTACCGCAGTTAGAGCCATTCTTGATGATGAAATCATTAAAGATCTGCCACAGGCTGACATTGATATAGCAGCAGATGATGTATTTGTCGACGAAGCAAGTCTTACGCGAATGATGGCTCCGACTGGCTGGACCACAGAAGAATCGTCAACTCAAGGTGGCAAAGCAGTCAGCTGGGTTCACAAGAGTGAAGACGGTTACGAGGTCTATGACTCACCAGGCGATCCTTTCGGTCGCTTTCAATTGCGCAGAGAAAAAGGCAATGGCGCAAGACAACCTTTTCCAAAAGTTAAGTCATGGGCAGACGTTCAAAAGCAAGCAATTTCAGACCAAGATCTTTACAAAGACTATCTTGAAAAAGAGCAAATCAATCAAGATAAAAACAAAGCGTTTGATGAAGCAGCAAAGTCTGGTGAAGGCCCTCCTAGTAAGGCGCTTCCCGGCCGAGCTTGGGTCAAGCATGAAAACGGACAATGGTATGAGCGCGAGCTTGGTAGAAACTATGACGTTGCAGACGAAGAACTTCAGAAAATAGCTAAAGAAGCTACTGGACCATACCTCCCACCGAAAGACAACGACTTCGGTAAAAAATACAAAACCTCAACAGGTAAGTGGAAAGAATGGGACGAAGGCAGTGATGAGTCTTGGCAGTACAAGCAGGATTATCAAAAGCGTCTGAACGGTGAATACTCAAAACTTAAGCGTCTGCAAGAAGCGCAAAAGGCTGGACTGTTTGATCCAAAGTCAGACATCGCTACTGTGCGCGACATCAATGGCGACAGCTCAGTAGGCGAGCAACTCCGTAGCGCTATCACCGATACTGCGGCAGTGCGGTTTAACTATGATGGAAAATACGATGTTCAGTTCACTCCGAAAAGCTCGTATGTAAACAAAAAAACTGGCAAAACAAACTTTGTTGGTTTAGACACTAAAGGCGTACAACGCACGTATGCTGCTGACAAAATTGCTCCACCAAAGTCGGCTGCAAAAACAGAAGTAAAAGCAACAATTCCAGATGCACCAGAAGCTCCACCTGTAGACACAACACCAGATGTTGTTGATCTCAAAGCTGCAATTGAAGGAATGAAACTTGGCGAAACTAAAGAATACGTTGCAGGTCTCGCAGCTAAAAAACAAAAAGTACGATTCAACTACAGCGGCTCAGAGCGGGTCGTTGAGCCGATTGAAGTATGGGTCAATGGCCAGACAGGCCGAATCAACCTACGCGCCATTGACAAAGACGTAAAGAAGAACTTTAGCTTTGACAAGATTGAAGCACCTAAGCCTTCAGAGCGCGACATCGCACGTGACCAGCGCAACGCGGACCGCGTAGACGAAAACATCAACAACCCAGACAACTGGGAACTAAAGCCAGTGGGGTACCCCGCCACGCGAAGTGAGTGGAACTACATTGGCCCACGGCCACGGTCCGAGGACAGCGTTGGTCCTTACATTTCGCCACCACAGTCTGTTCTTGACAAGTATGCTAAAGACTTGTTTGGCCCTAAAGACGGCGGCCCTAACGTAGACGAAACTGACACAAGCACAGACTTCCCGATGAGTCCAGAAGAGCGTGCAGCAGCTAAGGCCCGACCTAGCGAGCGCGTGACAAATCTTGACGGACTAAAAGGCGATGAGCTTACAGCAGCCATTGATAAAGCAATAGCAGACAAAAAGCCACTTAAGTTTACATACCACGAAAAAGAGCGCCTGGTTCGCCCACTCGAAGTATGGACAAATCCAAAAACTGGAAAAGTCAACTTGCGTGCTGTTGAGGCCGATGCCGATACTGATAAGAACTTTACACTTGAAAAAATTGGCAAACCAGTTGATGAGAAAATCAAACAAATTGATGCCGATGACATTATCAACATGCCACAAGAGCAGCTCGATGACGTTGTCGATGCGCTGTGGCCAGCAGCGGCTCCTTCACAGCAGGTAGCGCCAGAAGCAACAGGCCGTCGTATTGTTGATGCATCAAGCAGCACTGCAGTTGAGCGCGTTGAATACGACCCAGCTACAAAAGAATTGTTCATTCAATTCAAGTCATCAAAAGATGGAAAGGGTGGTGGCGTTTACAAGTACAGCGACGTTGCTCCCGAGTTTGTAGACAGACTTGAAAGCGGATCAATTGGAAAAATGATTCCAGAACTCAAGAAGAATAACTCTTCTGAGAAACTAGATGAATTCCCAGCAGGCGGAAGCGGAGGCCCAGGCGAGCCACCAGCAGGCGGCCCAGTCGTACCGGGGAACACCGGTGACGATGCTGTTGATAAACTGCGCCAAGCACAGGCGCTCATCGCCGAAATGGAAGACTCGGGCGCGTTTGATGCTGCAAAAGTAGATGACGCAATAAAGCTTGTCAATAGCGCATCAAGTGATTTTGATTCTTTCGTAAAGTCAAAGGATGCTGTCAACCAAGGCAACGCTGAAGGTCAAATTAAGAATCTTTTAGAAGAACTCGACGATCTTAAGTCTAGAGAAGATGTTGATCTTGCTCCTAATTTTGATGACTATATTCTTGACGTTGAACTCGACGTCATAAGATTCGGCGAGTCAGACGATGACGGCCCAGGCGAGCCACCAACAGGAGGACCATCAGCAGGCACCCCAGGTGACGATGCTGTTGATAAACTGCGCCAAGCACAGGCGCTCATCGCCGACTTGGAAGACTCAGGCAAGTACGATGCTAAAAAAGCAAATGCTGCAATAAAACTTGTCGAAGAAGCATCGAAAGATTTTGACTCGTTCTTGATGTCAAAGGATGCTGTCAACCAAGGTGATGCTGAAGGTCAAATTAAGAATCTTTTAGAAGAACTTAAGGACCTTAGGAACAGAAAAGATGTTGATCTTGCTCCTAACTTCGATGACTACCTTCTCGATGTTGAGGCTGACATCATACGATTTAGCGAACTAGACGATGACGGCACGGGAGGCCCAGGTGCCCCAAGCGAGCCACCAGCAGGCGGCCCAGTCAATCCTGACAAGTACGAAACAGAGTACGGCTTTGACTATCCTAAAAAAGTTACCGACGAAAACGGCAACCAAGTCAGCCGCGTGATTGTCGATGTTGTCACAGAAGACATGTCGCTAGAAGAGATTGAAAGAGACTTCAAGAAAAAGTTCCCTGGTGGCGCGATGAAAGTTATTCGTCAACGCGGAACTAACGGTTGGCCCGAAGTGCAATACGACGTTCGTCCAGGAGACGAAGACAAACTCGGTAAGTGGTACAGCGGCGACCTTGAGCCTTATGACTATGCCGGTGATGCCGACGCACTTGACGATGCCGATACTCGTAACTTGCCAACAGCTCAAGACTACATGGATGATCCAGCAGTTGCTGAAGATGCTGATGCCGGGTCGTTCTTTGATGAACCAATGTTTGATTCGCTATTTGATACGCCAGATGGCGCGTACAAACTTAATGTTTTCGAAGCGTATCGCCCAGTCGGAAGAACAACAGAAGACAGTGAAGATTTTACTGATGATCCAGACGTTCTTGCCACTAAGTTTGATGTAACAGAGCTTGGAAGAGCGCTGGCACAGGCAGTTCTTCCACTTACAAATGACCAAGCCA